TCTCCTTCATTCGCGCCATCAACGCCTTGGCACATCCCAATAGCCAAGAAGCTCAGCGTGCTGCTGGTTTTGAACTTGAAGTCAGCCGTGCTGCTCAGCAGAAGTCTGGCAAGGAAGCCCGTGGCATCCTGATCCCTGCTGACGTGCTGGGTTATGGTCGTCGCGATCTGACTGTCGGCTCTGCTTCTGCTGGCGGTGATCTGGTTGCTACTGATCTGATGAGCGATAGCTTCATCGATCTGCTCCGCAAGGCTCTTGTGTTGCAGACTGCTGGTGCAACTGTGATGACCGGTTTGCAGGGCATGTGCGCTCTGCCGCGTCAGTCTGGTGGTGCGACTGTGTACCACGTGGCTGAGTCTTCCTCAATCACTGAGTCGCAACTCACCGTTGATCAGGTGACGATGCAGCCTCGTACCCTTGGTGCGTTGACTGATTACAGCCGTCGCCTGCTGCTGCAATCCAGCATTGACGTTGAAAACCTTGTTCGTCGTGACTTGGCTCAGCAGATTGCTATTGAGGTTGAAAACCAAGCAATGAACGGTACTGGTACTGGTTCTTATCCGCTTGGCTTCTTGAACGTCACTGGCATCAACACTGAGTCTGGCGTTGTAGCTTTCAGCGACTATGTCAATGCTGAGGCAAAACTGAGCACCAGTAATGCCTTGCTTGGCACTCTGGGTTATCTGATGAACTCCACCTTGCGTGGGACTTTGAAGGTGACCGAGAAGTCTGCTTCTGGCACTAACGCCAACTTCATCTACGAGGCGAACAACACCATTAATGGTTACTCGGCTTATGTGTCCAACTCCATGCCGAACAACACAGCGGTGTTCGCTAACTTCAGCGACATCCTGATCGGCTTCTGGAGCGGTCTGGACATCATGGTTGACCCTTACACCGGCTCTGCCTCTGGCACAGTGCGTGTGGTTGCCATGCAGGACTATGACGTGGCTGTCCGTCATCCTGAGTCCATCTGCAAACTGTCCTGATAACGAGGAGCGGAATGCGCATCCAAATGCTTCGCGGCACCATCGTTGACCTCAAAGAGGTAAAGATTGGTGACATTGTCGAGACTGACAAAAGATCTGCACTTTTGTTGATCGGCATACAGGCAGCGTTGCCCGCTCCACTTATTCAGGAAGTGGTTGTAACGGCTGAAGAAGAGCCGCAAACTGTACAAAGCACACCCGCTCCCAAACGGAGAAAGACCAATGCTGCACAATCTGGGGTCTAAGACCTACATCGGTAGCCTGCTTGGCGCTGATTCTCGCTCTGCAACTGCAAACGGCACCGGTTTTGACCTGCAAGGGTCTAACGATGCTGAAGGTGAAGCCATTGTCATCCTCGACTCCGAGGCTGGTTCTGGCACCTCTCCTACCCTGAATGTCAAACTTCAGGATTCTGCTGATAACTCAACCTTTGCAGACATCACTGGTGCCACTTTCACTGAAGTGACCAGTGCTGCTGCTGGTTTTCAAAAGATCAGCATCAACACAAATGACGTGCGCCGTTATGTGCGTGCTGTCGGCACCCTTGGTGGCACCTCTCCGGTGTTTGTGTATGCCGTCTCGCTGGTTTACAGCAAGAAATACGGCAACTGATCCTGATGGCGATTTCTGAGACGCTGGCATTTTTGAATACCAACGAGTTTGGCGTCACTTGCCAAATTGGTGCTGGTGCAAGCTTTGTTGGCATATTGGATTCGCCAATGGAGGTGTTGGCGGGCGGCATGGCTCTGTCTCGGGAGTATTTGCTTTACGCAAAAACTTCAGATGTCAGCGCCACCGTCCGCGGCACTGCAATCACTGTTGACTCAGTGTCTTACACAGTGCGTGAAAATCGCCCTGTTGATGATGGTCTTTTTTCTGAGCTGTTGTTGAGCAAGGTCTGATGGCTGATACACGCCGTGAATTGATCTTGGCTCGCATCAAAACCAACCTTGACAGTATTTCTGGCGCAACCGTTTACAGAAGCCGTGTGGAGCCTCTTGCGCGTGGTGAGGTGCCTGCAGTCATTGTTGAACCAGTCAACGATCAACCTGTTGATACAAACTTTTTTAACAAGTTGGATTGGACTTTGCGTGTACGCATAACAACGCTTGTGCGTGCAGCTATACCAGACGACGATTCTGATACCTACACACAGCAGGTGCATGCAAAGCTGATGGCAGATCAAACTGTCAATGGTTATGCACTTGACCTGACGCCTGACCGGACGGACTTCAGTTTGTACGAAGCTGATGTTCCGCTCGGTATTATTAGCCAAGACTTCCTTGTGCGTTATCGCACGAGTAGGACTTCACTTACTACCGCGTGAGACCATGGCTAAGATTGAAAAGCAAGTTCCCAATCCCGGAGTGGGCGGCAGTTATCTGTTTGACCCCAAGTCTGGGCAGCTTACACTGATCACAGAATCCGCCGCTCCTACCTCAAATGGCACTGACCCGGAAGAAGTTTCTGATCGCGAAGATTGAGTCAACTTATGGCACCGATCCTTCGCCTGTTGGTGGAAGTGATGCCGTCCAAGTAACCAATCTGGAAATCACCCCGATTGAGTCTGACAATGTTCAGGCTGCGGCTCATCAAGGGTTTTTGGGCAATAGCACCCGTGGAACCCTGGTAGCTAACAAGCGTGTCAGCGTGACATTTGATGTTGAGCTTGGCGGCTCAGGCACTGCAGGCACTGCACCAGCTTTTGGTCCGCTGCTCAAGTCATGCGGTCTGTCAGAAACAATTGTCTCAAGCACAAGCGTGACCTACGCGCCTGTTAGCAGCAGCTTTAGCTCTGCCACTATTTATTGTTTTTACGATGACACCCGCCACAAAATTACTGGCGCACGTGGCACCGTCAGCTTCAACCTTACCTCTGGGCAGTTTGCAACAGCCAGTTTCCAATTCATTGGCATTTACAATGCACCTGATGGCACTGCACTAAGCGGCAGCTTCACCGTTGCCAACCAAGCCGCAGCCATTGAGGTGAACGACACTAATGTGACGACTGCCACCTTTCACGGTGTAACCAGCAGCCGCATTGAGTCGATTGACTTGGCTTTAAACAACGAGCTGCTGTACAAAGAGACCGCCTCAAACAAAGAGGTTCTCATTACTAACCGCGCTCCTGGAGGCACCTGCGTGCTTGAGGCTCCTGCGATTGGCACCACCGACTTCTTCGCTAAGGCTGTCGCGGTCGCCACTGGCAGCACCAGTCTTGTGCTCGGCGCTACTGCTGGGAACATTGTCACGATGAACGCTGCCCAGACCGATATCACTGGTTGCAGCTATGGTGATACCAATGGAGTAATCTCCCTGTCGATGCCGTTCTTGGCTCTGCCTACGACGGCTGGCAACAACGAGATGTCTCTAGTCTTCACCTGATCGCGCATGGCTTTTGTCCTCAAGAAGACCGCTTCCTATAAGTGGGAAGTCAAGGTTGAAATTCCAGTTGATGGAAATCGCTTTGAGACCCAAACGTTTGAGGCGGTCTTCAAGAAGATGAGTCGCTCGGCTTTCAACGATCTTATTGACAAGGGTGATGACGCTCTTGTTGATGGGATCCTTGAAGGCTGGGAAGGCATTAAGGACGAAGAGGGCAAGGATGTGCCGTTTACACAGAAGAACAAAAAAGAACTGTGTGATGACCCGTATGTAATGAAGGCGTTGATTCAGGCATATGCCGACAGCGTGACTGGAGCGCCAGCAAAAAACTAAAAGCCGCCGCCGAGTATTGGGCAAAGGGCGGCGTTGTTGACGAGCGCGAGGCTGACCTCAAGGCTTTAGGTGCAAGCCCTGAGCAGATCGCTGCAGCACTGGCAAACAACAAGCCAAACGACTGCGAAGTTTGGGAGGAGAACTGGGACATCGTGCTCATGTTTATCCGTATGTCTACGCAGTGGCACACAAGTATGGCTGGGTTGACCGGAATGAACTACCCGAGCTTGCAATGGCTATGTAAGCTGTATGCAGTCAAAGATCCTGTCGCCATATTTGAAGGCGTCCAGGTCATGGAAATGGCTGCCCTTGCCGTTTTGAATGCGAGCCGCAAATGAGCCAAGTCACTGAACTGCTTGTACGCATTAGGCAGCAAGGTGACGATCAACTCGTCAAGCTGCAGAACACCTTCAAGACGCTTGGACAGCAGACTGCGGCAGCAAATGTAAATTTTAAAGAACTGGCGCAGGAACTCAAAAAAGTACAGGCAGGTTCAGCGCAAAGCATTAATAATCTCAAAGGTTACGCATCTGCTTGGCGTGAAATTGCTAATAGCGTTGATACAACATCGGATGAGTTTCGTATCGCCCGCCAAGAAGCTGATGCTCTGGATGCAAAGTTAAACGGTTTTCAGAACAATCAAAAGGCAGTTGCTAATAATTTTCGAAACATTGCAACTGCCGCCAATCAAGCTTCTGCAGCAATTAGAACAACGAATGGCTTGATTCGTGATCCACTAACAGGAGCATATCGCGGAACGCCTGGAGTCACACAATATGTCGCTCCAATTGGTCCTGTAGCACCACCTGATTATGCGGGTCGGATTGCTCAACAACAACGCGAGGCAAATCAACAAACGGCACGTGATGCAAGACGGCGAGAAAAGCTAGAACAACGTGCTGCTTATGGAGGAGAAGTATTAGGCACACGTGATCCACGTACTGGTGCTTTGATAGCTGGTGGTTTTGGTCCTTTTCAAAATGTTGGCACCGCATTTCCAAGACCCATTGGACCTGTTCAACCATCTCCCATACGTCGTGCCACCGCATTTTTGCCAGGAATAGCAAGAACAGCCGGTGCTGTTTCTGCCGCAGGGATTTTTGGTGGATTTGAAGGCTTGGCTGGTGCTGGTATTGGCGCTGCATTTGGCGGTCCATTGGGAGCCGCTACTGGCGGTGCCATTGGTGCTCAAGTTGGGATGGCAAGGCAAGCTCTTGGTGGGGCAGCTACTTACACGGCAAATATTAATAAGCAACGGACTGCACTTGCTGGTCTTACCAAGAGTTATGGTGAATATCGGAGTGCACTAAAACAGGTAGAAGGTCTTTCTACTCAATTTGCAATTCCGCAGGAGATTGTTACTCGTCAATTCACCAAGCTTGCTGCATCTGTCATCGGCGCTGGCGGCACTCTTAAAGATGCTGAGAAAGCATTCCGTGGTGTTGCGGCTGGTGTACGTGGTACTGGTGGAAGCCTTCAAGATCTTGATTCTGCGTTGACTGCTACTGCGCAGGTGTTCAGCAAGGGCAAGGTATCTGCAGAAGAACTTCGTCAGCAAATTGGCGAACGTTTGCCTGGCGCATTTACTTTGTTTGCGCAGTCGTTAAACATGACGCCTGCTGAACTTGATAAAGCTCTGGAAGACGGCAAGGTTACTCTGCAAGACTTTATGAAGTTTTCAGATAAACTATTCCAGCAATTTGGCAAATCTTCTGAGGCTATTGTTAATAGCCCTGCCGCTGCTGGAGACAGGCTACAACTGCAGTTGTCTAAATTGCAAGAAAACATTGGCAGACTGCTTGCACCTATTGGCGCTGCTTTCCAAAATACTTTTGCCGGTATTGTCGTTGCAATTAACCAGGCAATTAGTGCTCTAGTTCGCTTCTTCAATCTAAATGCTGCTGACAGGGTTGAGGAGTATCAAAAACAAGTTAAAGACCTTGTGAAGGCAGAAAGTGAGGCTACCGGTAAAGCGAGAATGAGACTTGGCATCCAGTTGTCTACTGCTCGCGCCAACTTAAAACTTGCTCAAGATCAACGAAATTTGCAAATGGCTGGGGCGGGCACGGGCGCTAAGCCTGATGGTTTGCCTGGTGCCGAAACAGGTGCTGGCAGTGAGGCAAAAACCAAGAAAGCAAAAGAAGCTGTTGAAATTAGCAAAAAAGAAGCAGCTTTGCGTGTACAGATTTCTCTTGCAAGACGCCAAGAAGATGAACTGACTGCAGATTATCTGACAAAGGAATTAAAAATTCTTAACATCAACGAAGAACTAAGAACGAATAAAATTGGCGCCCTTAATGCAGATACCCAGAGAACAGAGGCGTTAGATGAATACACCAGAAGCCTTAATAAACAAAGAGATGCAATGGTTGATCTTTTGTTTGCTGTAGAAAAGAGCAGAAAAGATGAAAAAAATCAACTAGAAGACATTGCCGTTCAATATGGAATAATCAACGCAAAACAAGCAGAGCAGCTTAACTTTGATCGGCAAATTAATGAGTTGGTTGAAAAAAGACAGTACTCTTTAAACAAAGAAAAAATTGACGAACTAATTGGAAAACTCAAAGAATTAAAAGAGATAGCCAAAACTTTTGGCGGACAAGTTGCAAAATCTTTTGCTGAAGTTGTTCGTTCGTCTGGTGATCTTGCGGCAAACCTTGGTCAAACTCTGGGCAATGCTTTTCTTGGTCTTGGCGATGTATTGACTGAATTTGTCACCACTGGCAAGGCAAGCTTTGCTGATTTCGCTCGTTCCGTATTGGCTGACATGAGCAGAATCCTGATTCAATTTGCAATGTTCCAAACCTTGAAATCAATTGTGCCGGGTGGTAGCGCACTTGGTAAGTTTCTTGGTTTTGCAAACGGTGGCATCATGACTGCCAATGGTCCGCTTGATTTAAAGCGTTACGCCGCTGGTGGTATCGCTTCTAGCCCGCAGCTTGCCATGTTTGGTGAAGGCAGCCGCCCTGAAGCCTATGTGCCTCTTCCTGACGGTCGCAGCATCCCTGTAACGATGCGTGGTGGTGGCGGTGGCAATGTCACCGTGAATGTGGATGCAAGCGGCAGCAGCGTTGAAGGCGATGGTCCGAAAGCAAATATGCTTGGTAAGGCAATTGGCATTGCTGTACAGCAAGAACTCGTTAAACAAAAACGCCCTGGAGGCTTGTTGGCGTAATGGCTACTTTTAATGATGCAACTGTTGGCACCAGCGCAGGCGGTACAACGCCCAACTTTGGTGCAGTGCGTAAAAGTCAACCTGTTGTGCGCAAAGTGCAGTTTGGTGACGGATATGAACAACGTTTGACATACGGATTGAATCAAAATCCACGTGTTTGGGATCTAACTTGGACTGCAAAAGACAGCACTGATGCAGATGCCATTGAGGCATTTTTTGACGCACGCGCTGCTGACAACGCAAGCTTTGATTGGACGCCACTAGACGAAGCAACTGCCTATAAATGGGTTGTTGAAAGTTGGTCGCGTGATTTCCAATATGCAAATGTAAATACGATCAATGCCACTTTCCGCCAAGTCTTTGAACCGTAATGGCATACGCAGCCTGGACCGCTAGCACTGCCTTTGCCGTTGGCAACATCCGGCGTTCTACAACGCTGCAGGCATCAGGTCTGGTTTTCCAATGCACGGTAGCTGGCACCAGTGCCGCCACAGAACCTGTCTGGGCAACAGACGTTGGCAGTTACGTCACCGATAATACCGTTACCTGGGTTGCGATTGCTAGCAGCTACGAAGATCTAGCCGCCATTGCACCCAGCGCAATTATCGAGTTGTTTGAACTGACGTTGGACACAACGTTGCACGGTAGCAACGACACGTATCGCTTCCATAACGGTGCTAACGCTAACGTCAGCGGCAACATCGTCTGGAACGGCAACTCATACACCCGCCTTCCAGTAAAAGCGGAGGGCTTTGAGTACACCAACACCGGCACACTGCCGCGCCCCACGCTGACCATCGCCAACCTAGACGGCACGATGACAACACTGCTGTTGCTCGTAAATGCCACCACTGCGGGCAACGACCTTGGTGGCGCCACCTGCAGAAGGAGTCACCTACAAGTGGGTTTGTGAGTCATGGGATAAGGTGATTCCATACACAGGTCGTGCAACAATCAGTGCTACCTTCCGCCAGGTTTTTGAACCGTAATTGACTAATCACCTAGACTGCTAGTACAGGAGACTATCCATGAGCACCATCGTCACCCGCGCCGGCAAGGGCAGTCCGCTCACCCACACCGAGCTGGACGCCAACTTCACCAACCTGAACACCGACAAGGCTGGTTACATCACTGGCGAAGGCGGTACGGTGACCCAAGCCACCAGCAAAAGCACTGGTGTCACGCTCAACAAGAAGTGCGGGCAAATCACGCTGAACGGTGCGGCACTGGCTGGCAACACAACGGTCTCGTTCACCCTGACCAACAGCACCATTGCAGTCACCGATCTGCTTGTGCTCAACCACGTCAGCGCAGGCACTGCTGGTTCCTACGCGCTGAACGCTCAGGCTGGTGCCGGCTCGGCATCCATCAACGTCCGCAATATCACCTCTGGCTCGCTGTCTGAAGCAATCGTGATTGGATTTGCCGTCATCAAAGCTGTCACGGCATAACGAATGGGCTACGTAGTAACCGGCTACTGGGATGCTGGTTACGACACCAGCGACAGTCAAACTACACTCACCAGTGCGCTTCAGAGCATCAACCCTGGAGCAATCATTGAGCTGTTTGAGATTGAGCTAAACGTATCTCAACATGGATTTGACGATACTTATTACTTCCATGCCGGCGTCAATGAAGTCCTAACGGACATCATCTGGAACGGTCAGGCATATCAGCCCCTACCAGTCCAAGCAGAAGGGTTTGAATACAGCGGCAACGGTCAATTACCCCGCCCCAAACTACGTGCCGCTAATGTCCTTGGCACAATCACAACAATTCTGTCGCTGTTGCCTAACGGTTTAGAAGGCGCAAAAGTCACGCGCATCCGCACATTGCGGCGGTTTCTTGATGCAGAAAACTTTGCACCCAGCGATGTTTTATTGCTAGAGGATGGTTTTGATTTGCTATACGAGGATAGCAGCCGCATCTTTCTTGAGCCCACTAATACAGATGCAGATCCTTACGCAGAATGGCCTAGGGATATTTACTATGTTGATCGAAAATCTGCCGAAACCCGCGATGTTGTTGAGTTTGAACTAGCCAGCGCCTTTGACTTGGCTGGAGTTCGCGCTCCTAAGCGCCAGTGCGTTACTCGTTGCCAATGGGTTTATAGGTCTCCTGAGTGCAGTTACGCCGGCACCAACTTCTTTGATGTCAACAATGAACCTGTGCTAAACGCATCAGAGGATGTATGCGGCAAAAAGGTCAGCAGTTGTGAAGTCCGTTTTGGCGCCAATGCTGAATTGCCTTACGGCGGCTACCCAGGCATCGGTACATTCTTCGCATGAACTGGCACGATGATGCGCTAAAGCACGCGCAGGCAGAAGATCCGCGTGAATCCTGCGGTTTAGTCGTAATCATCAAAGGACGCCAACATTATTGGCCGTGCAAAAACACAGCGCAACATCCCGAGCAACTATTTACGTTATGCCCTGAAGATTACGCAGCCGCTGAAGACGCTGGCGAAATCATCGGCATCGTTCACAGCCACCCCATATCTGCGCCGATTGCCAGCAACGCAGATAAAGTGACCGCCGAAAAAACCAATCTTCCTTGGCACATCGTCAATCCCAAAACACGTGCCTGGTCAACCTACATGCCATGCGGGTACAAAGCACCGTTGATTGGCCGCCAATGGGTGTGGGCTGTACAAGATTGCTGGACACTAGCCCGCGATTGGTACGCCGAAAACGGAATTGCTGTGCGTGACTGGGATCGTCCAACCAATCCTGAGACCTTCATCCAAGCACCAATGTTTGAAGGTTGCTGGGCGGCAACAGGTTTCCGTCAACTACGAGACGACGAAGCCCTAGAGCGCGGAGATTTATTGTTGCTGTCCATCGGATCACCAGGACTCAACCACTGCGGTGTGTACATCGGTGATGGGATGCTGCTTCATCACCTACAAAACCGCTTGAGTAGTAGAGACATGCTGGGGTCATGGCTCCTAAAATGCGTAGGAAGGAGGTTGCGCCATGCTCCGTAAGATCAAACTCTACGGACCGCTAGCCAAGTTCATCGGCAAGCGTGTGCTGCAGGCGGACATCGCCAGTGCGGCTGAGGCGGTGCGTTTTTTGGTGGCAAATTTCCCTGCACTGGAGCAGCACATGGCTGACCAGCATTACCGCGTCAGTGTCGGCGCTCAAGATTTGTCCTTAGATGACTTGCACAATCCAACCGGCCAGCAGAATATCAAGATCATTCCTGTCGTTAGCGGCGCCGGCGGATCAACTGGGCAAATTTTAGCTGGCGTAGCACTTCTGGCTTTTTCAATTATCGCTGGACCCCTTGGAGCGTTTGCATCAACTGCCTATGGTCCATTTGCAACTGGTTTGAGTATTACAACCGGATTCCAATTAGGTTCAACAGCCGCACTTGCTATTGGGAGCCTTGGCGCGGCAATGGTTTTAGGGGGCGTCAGTCAACTACTTAGTCCGGTCCCAGTCGTAAATCAAGGCATTGACAGCAACACTGATCCGCGTAAGACGTATAGCTTTTCGGGCATCCAGCAAACATCTAGGCAGGGCACGCCTGTTAAAATTTGTTATGGACTGACATTGACAGGTAGTGTTGTGATCTCAGCCGGTGTTGACACCGTGCAGGTAAAAGCATGACGATTTCTGGCGCTGGTGGTGATGGCAAGGGCGGCGGCGGTGGTAGCTCGCGCACCCCATCAACAGCAAAAGACAGCCTCGACTCACGACAGTACGCAAACGTCATTGATTTGATCTCCGAAGGCGAAATTGAAGGACTGGTACAACAAACCATCACCGTAAGCGGTGCAACCAGCCAGTCTAATTTGCCGTCAATTTACCTCAACAATACGCCAGTACAAAACCTTGATGGCACTTACAACTTTGAAGATGTCGAAATTTACACCCGCAACGGGACACAAAATCAAACATTCATTCCGCTATCACCCGGCGTTGAAGACGAGCAGCCTGTTGGTCTAACTGTTGTTAAGGATGTTCCAGTTGTCCGCAGCATTACAGATGTCAACGTCGATGCTGTGCGCGTCACGATTGCAATTCCAGCACTGCAACGCATCGATAGCAGCACTGGAGATACCAACGGCGCATCCGTTGAATTGAAGATTGCGGTGCAATATGCCGGCGGTGGATTTACCGACCAAGCAATCGGCATCAATGGTGCCACCACTGACAAAATCTCTGGCCGCACCGGCGATGAATACCGCAAGGACTATCTCATTGAGCTGGTGCGCCCCAGCCCGAGCGACACTGTTGACATTCGTGTTACCCGCGTCACGGCAGATAGCACCAGCGCCTTACTTAGTAATGCGTTCAACTGGCAAAGCTACACGGAAATTATCTGGGCAAAACTGCGCTATCCCAACAGTGCCCTGATCGGATTACGTGTTGATGCAGAACAGTTCAGCAGCATCCCCAGCCGTAGCTATCTGGTCAAAGGCGTCA